AGAAATCAGATCTTATTGCTTTCAGGTAATAGAGATTTAAGAATCGCTTTTGTAGACCAAAACGATATTACGTGGTTGGTAGGTTTAGACAGAGGTTGCGTAATGTCAGCTTCTTCTGCTGCAACTGGTACTGCACCTGCTGATGCAAATCAATACTCTTTATCTTTCACAGCACAAGAACCAACTGCTGCATACCCAATTGAAGTTGGATCTACTCTAGCCGCCGTTGTTACAGGTATTACAGTTGTTGCCGCTTAATAATCTAAAGAATACCTTTTAAAAAGAAAAAGCTAGTAGAAATACTAGCTTTTTTTATGTTTACATTTATCTCCATGCCATCTAAAATAATTAGTACCTTTAAATGCTTTATTACAGTGGCAGCATGTATATTCTATAGATTGCGTTTTTTTACCACCATTTCGTCCTGCATTAGATTGATGTACTTGATCTTTATTTAAAATAATAGTATGTGCATCATGACCACTATCTCTTCTATTACTTCCTAAATTATAATTTTTAAATCTATTTTCTCGACTTTGTTGATAATTCACATCATCAACTTTATACCCATATTGCTTTTGTAATTCTTGTTCTTTTTCACCAGCAATCCAACCAAATTCATAGTCACCTTCTTCTTGCCAAAGTATTTCCCAATTAGTAAAACTTTGATCTTTCATTCTTTTTTCAAAATCTACGGTGCAACCTATTTTGACTCCTAAAATATGGTATATTGTATATGTGTATCTTTTCATATTAATTATACTTTATAATTCTATAATGTTTATATCCCTTCCTAGTATACTTGGGAAACGCTGAAGACAATACTTGTATTCCTGTTGGTCCCCTTTGTTTCAACTTTTATTAAATATTTTCAAGATGTGTCAGATGTTAATATAATAATATTTATAAATACCAAGTGCAAATTGCACTAACTAATTAATAAAAATAACTAATAATTATGTACAAATTGAAGTTAAATCAAGTACGTGAAATTTTAGGTATGGAAGTAAAATTAGAATCAGCTAAATTACAAGACGGCGTAACTGTTGTTGAGTATGAGAAATTGGAGCCAGGAATGCCTGTATTCGTAGTTTCTGAAGATGGTTCAACAAAGACTCCTGCACCTGAAGGTTACCACACACTAGAAGACGGTACTGTAATTAAAGTTGATGCTCAAGGAGTTATCGCTGAAATTACTACTGAAGAAGCTGAAGCTACAGAAGATGAGGCACCAGTTGCTGATGAAGCTGTTGTTGAAGTTGCTGGCGAAGAAGTTATCGACGAGCCAAAAATTGACGTAGCGATGGAAGAATCTATCATTGAAAAAGTAACTGAAAAAGTTGCTGAGCAAATGAAAGCTATCTTCGAAGCTGTTGAAGAAGTTGCAAAAGAAGTTTCTATCGTTAAAGAAGAAATGGGTGCAATGAAAACTAAAATGGAAAAGTTTGCTAAAGCTCCTGCTGCGCCTGCTGCTCCAAAAGTAACTAACATTACAAACGAAGAATTCGGTGCTTTAGAATCTAAAGTAGAATTTTTAAAATCATTGAGAAAATAATCTCTACAAACAAAAAAATAAATTTAAAATTATGTCATTTAATTTATCAGGTTTACCAGCGTATACTGACCAGTTATCAACTGATTTGATCACACGCGCGATTTTAAAACCACAAACTGTTAACAATTTAACTGTTAAAGCTGGTTTAACTGCAGGAACTACTGCAATCAACATTTTAGGTGCTAACGTAGACATCAAAGACGCAGCTTGCGGATTCGGTGCAGGTCAAGTTGGTACTAACACAACTATCTTCACTCAAGTGAACATGAACGTTCAAGCGAAGATGTTAAAAGAATTACTATGTCCAGATGTATTGTACTCTACATGGTTATCTTCTCAATTATCTGCTTCTGCATTACATGAATCAGTTCCATTTGAAACACAAATTGCTGATTTGAAAATCAAAGAAATCGCTAAATATGTTGAAGAAACTATTTGGGCTGGAGACGGTGCAAACCTTGATGGTTTATTGTTCCAAACTTCTGTAGCTGAAGGTGCTATCGACGGTACTGCATACGCAACTGCTTGGACTGCTGCTAACTCTGTATCTAACATGTGGGGATTAATTGATTTGATTCCTAACGAATTGAAACAAGAAGACGATATCGTAGCTTTCGTTTCATACGCAACATACTCTAAATTAACTCAAGGATTACAAGACAAAGGTAACTCTATCTTGTTACAATATCCAAACGTTAACAACGTAACTGGTGCTGCTGAATCAGCTTTCTTATTTCCAGGTTCGAATGTTAAAGTATTCGCTGCTCCAGGATTAATCGATCCAGCAGGTGATTCAGCTGTAGTTGTTGGACCAAAGAAATATGCTTTCTTCGGTACAGGTTTAGTAAACGATGAGTCTAACTTCAGATTCTTCTACAACCAAAATTTAGATGAAATGTCTTTCATCTCTAAATTTAAAGTTGGTACTTCTGCAATTGCAAACCAATTCGTTTCAACTGTAGCATAATCTAACCAATACCAAACAAGGTGGATCTTCGGATCCACCTAATTTTAAAAAATAAAATATTACAAATATGGCTTGTTTAATTAATTCAGCGTTACCTCTAGATTGTATGGGAGGAATTGGCGGATTGAAAACTGCGTATTTTTTGGGTGGTGAAATCGCTTCTACAACTGTAGTTGCAGGTGAAATTACTGCTATTGCTGGTACTGGTTCATTTTATGAATACCAATTAGCTAAAGATACAGCTTTCTTCAATGAAGCAATTAATGTTAGTAATACTGCTGGAACTGTGTTCTACGAAGGAGTATTAACTATCATTTTACAAAAAATGAGTGCACAAAAAAGAAATCAAATTCTTTTATTAGCACAAAACAGAGATTTGAGAATCGCTTTTGTTGATCAAAACGATATTACTTGGATTATGGGTCTTGATAGAGGTGCAGTTATGTCTGCTTCTTCTGCTGCAACTGGTACTGCACCAGCTGATGCTAATCAATACTCTTTATCTTTCACAGCACAAGAACCAACTGCTGCATATCCAATCGAAGCTGGATCTACTCTAGCTGACGTTGTTGGTGGTGGTTTAACTGTAGTTGCTGCATAATTTACAAAAGTAAATTCACAATTATAAAAAGGATTAATCGAAAGGTTAATCCTTTTTTTATGCGCAAAGATGTCAAAAAATTAGATTTGTATATTTAAAATAAAGAAACACTAGTAATGATTAATTTACGCAATCTTGCAGTCAATACAGATATTATCATCTACGTTAATACGTTAGATGCAGATATTCCATTTGAGACCAATACATTTCTTTTTGGCTTTAAAGGTGGTTTTACAAATGTTTGGACCTATGTTGTTCCAACTATCGTAAAACAAAACACAAGATACACTCAATATTCTATCGAATTAGTTACAGTAGGTAACGAAGATCCTGAAGACAGTAAAGTTGTTATTTCACCAGATGGTAACTATGATTATAGATTATGGGCTACAGACGGTGTAACATTAGATCCATACTCAGCATATTTGTTAGATGAAGGACAAATGTATCTTGATGGAAGTGCAGAAGAAGTACAAAATATTACATACATTTCAGATAATGATCCTGAAAGAAACGTAGTTTATTTAACTAGAGCAGAGTCAATCTGTAATAAATGGAACACTGATCCAGATGCATGGAATCTAGCTGTTCAAAAATGGAATGAATGCAATTAAAATACACGATATAAATGGCAAATTTATTTAACAAATACATCTATGAAACCTATAAATCTATTATAGGAATTGGTGATTCAGGTACAAGTGGTTTAGGAGCTAATCCTCAACCTTTAACTGATGGAGAAGGTAAACATTTACCGATAGAAGTTAGTGAGACCGAGGTAAACCTGACAGCCCCAACAACAGTACCAAACCTTTTTATTGAAGGTTATGGTGAAGTTATCGATGAAAATGGATATTGGACTGGCGAAGGTGGTGGAGGCGGTGGAGGTGGAACCTCTGGAACTAGTGGAACATCTGGTTTAACAGGTACATCTGGAACTAGTGGTATTAATGGTACAATGGGAACATCAGGAACATCAGGACGTAATGGTTTTGCTGGTTTAAATGGTTCTAATGGATCAAGCGGTACTGATGGAACAAGTGGTACATCTGGTATTGATGGTGGAACTGGTTCTGCTGGAACATCTGGAACTAGTGGTTTAGATGGTTCACAAAATCTTTATATTCAAGATGTACAAGCAATTGTAACTACTAATCCAAACTATGCTACAGATTATGGTGCATTAGCAGATAACGTAATAAACATTGGCGCACCAAGTAGAATTCTTTATATGCCAGAAGGTGTAGTTGATGCAATTGCATTAGGTACATACGCAGCATGTTTCTCTGAATCTATTTACATTGGTAAATTTGGTCAAGCAGCACCTGGTTCTGTAGTTATTGGTATCAATGCATTCTCTGCGGATTACTCTCAAATGAATAACTCTATTATCGGTAATCGAAGTGGTGTTTATGTTGGTGGTAATAACAACGTATTTGGTTCAGATGATGAAATATATGGAAATGATGATGGTTCAGGAAATAACAACATTTTAGGTAATGGTAACACATTAGGTGGCCAATACATAAATATTATTGGTTCTGGCATGTCTGTTTTCGGACAATATGTTAATATTATGGGTAGTAACCAAGTTTCTGGTGATTATACGGTTGCAATTGGTACAGATAATCAAATAGTTGGAGATGATGCAATCGTTATTGGTCGTTCTAATTTATCTACTAATGGAGCAATGATTATCGGTAATAACATTACAGCTAATACACCTAATACATTATCAATCAATTTATTACAATCACAAGATACAGTAGCAAAAGACTTTGCAGACGATGCAGCTGCTGCAGCAGGTAATATACCAGTTGGAGGTTTCTATCACACAAACGGAATAGTTAAAATTAGAATATCATAATATATGGCAAATTTATTTAACAAGTACATTTGCTGCTGTTTGATAAATTGGACTATAACCAATACCATTTGAATTAGCTAATTGCAATGTTGCATAAATTTGAATGTCATCATTTTCTTGTGGCTTTAAAGCATGAAAATGAAAT